TTAAGCACAGATGATAAATAGTAGTACAGAACTTGAAAACTTGCACGTCAGCCCGCCTGACGCAAAACCCGTGTTACCCGCAGTGCTTCCTTTCGTTAATGAAGTAGTTTGCATTGATTGGGAAGATGGAATTAAGCAGGTTTTTGATAATACGATTGACCTTGTTTTAACTGACCCGCCCTACGGGATGGCTTATAGAAGCAATAGACGAAAAGAAAAGCATAAAAGTATCCAAAACGATACTGATTTAGATTGGTTGGGTGATTGGTGCAAAGAACTAAAAAGGGTATGCAAACCCGAAGCACACCTTTATATTTTTTGTAGCTGGCACAACGTTGATGTTTTTAAGCAAACAATAGGGGCGTATTTCAATGTGAAAAACATTTTAGTATGGGAAAAGAATAATCACGGAAGCGGTGATTTGCTTGGCGATTACGCCCCGAAATATGAACTAATAATGTTTTGTAGCAACGGAAGTAAAAAATTAAATGGTGGGCGAAGTAGCAACGTAATTAAGTGTGCAAAGATGCCAACCGATAATCACCCAACCGAAAAGCCAACAAACCTACTAAGGCACTTAATAGAAAAAAGCACCAATAAGGGCGATTTAGTTTTGGATACTTTTGCTGGTAGCTTTTCAACTGCAAGGGCTTGTAAAGAAATAGGGCGGGATTTCATTTGTTTTGAAGTCGAACCCGAATATTGTCGAACCGCTAAAAACCTGCTTAATGGTGTATCCGTGTCGCTATTTTAGCATTGCGGGTAACTACTGGCTAAGAGAACATATTTAATAATCAATAAGTTATGAATATAGAAGTACAAAATAATGTACAAAGATTTAGAAAAGTGTACATTGATATTTTAAAAGAAGTTATTGATATTCGTAAATCTATTCCAATGACTCAAAATGAAGTTGCTGATTGGTTAAAAGTAGATCGTCGTAAAATAATAGCTTTAGAAAACGGAGAAATTAATATATCTTTACTTTTAGAGTATGCGGACAAATTAAGTATAGATATTAAATTAAATTATGAAATACATTAAAACCCTATTAGCAGTACTTTCATGCGCTTGTTTCTTTATAGCTGGACGTTATTCAGTAAATGAACATGAGTGTGTTAATGAGTCTTACAAAAAGGCTTATTTGAATTATATTGAGAAGATAGATAGTAACGCAATTTATATAAAAGAGAAATGAAAACGAAAGAAGAAATTGAAAAAACATGCATTGAATATTGGACTAAATTTCCAACACTTGGAAGCTATGAAGAATTGGCTGAAATATTAGAAAAACAATTTAACCAAACCAACGCTAAATTGGTAGAGGAGAATAAGATTTTAAAAGCAGAGGCTGAGTTGCTAGAATCGTGCTTAGGCGACTGGGAGCAACTCGAATTAGAGTTATCTGCGGTGAAAGAGATGATTAATGAATTGAAGTTTGCTTTAGGTTCTGCTATTAATGGAGAAATGGATTCGGCTAAGTATGAAAGATTAAATAAACTACTTGACTAAGGTGCCGCCGACTAATTTGTTAAAATAAAAAATAATTACATTTTTTTGTAACCTTTTATTTATCTTTGCGTTTAACTAGTAAATAACTATTATATGGAAAACAAGAAATTCAGAATATTAGCGGCGGTGTTAGCTGTGGTATTTGTAATCGGCGGAATCTTAGGATATAAATTTGGTATGGATGCAGTTGGTGTAACTGTCAATTTGGTGGTTAGTGGAGTTTGGTTTGCGGTGTATGTATTAGTAACTAAAGACAAGATCTAATGTTGTTGTCGGCGAGTGACAAGATGCGGTTTAAGATTTTGTACCCAGAGTATAGCCATAATAAATTGGCGGTGATCTTTAACACGAATCGGGAAGATATAATAAGTATGGCTAAGGGCATGGGCATTTATGATCCTAATAAGCCAAAAGATGTTCCACTACCTTCGAGAAAGGTTGAGTGAATCATAACACAAGAACGGTCCGGTAAATCTTCCGGAGGGGTTAATGTTAATTTAACCTATAGGCGCTAGGGTGGAATAAGAAGTGGGCGGTTAGTATAGGGCGGAGGTCCTGGTTTACGCCGCCTGCTTTTATTGAGAATAACCAAAACAAAATATATATGGCAATAGAAATGGTTCCGCTTGCTGGCTATACAGAGCAGCAAAAGACGATGCACAAATTGATGTTTGTAGCAGTGTGTAAATTATTAAGTGATCAGAGCACTTACCTTCAGAATGAGCTTAAATACGAAATGAAGCGTGATTTTAATAACATAGTTAAAAGAACGGATGAGTTAGTTGATAAGATCGAGAAGGGGTTGTCGGCCGAGTCAGTTGCCACTTTGCAGGAAATAGTGGATGAATTGAATGATGCCATGGGTGATTTGAGAAACCAGATAAATGAGTTGAAATAATGGCTAGATATTGGTTATTTGCATATCAAGAGTATGCTACATGTGGAGGGATGAATGATTTTGTAGCTAGCTTTAGCTCAATGTATGATGCTGAGATTTTTTACCTAGAAAATCACAATGAGAAAGAGTGGAATTGTTGGCATATATTTGATTCAAGAGAGATGAAAGTCACTACCGGAAATGATATGCCAAAAGACATTTATCTTAAAAACAAGATTTAACTCAAATCTGTAAGATTTTAAACAAATAATTTTTTATTACAAAATTGAAATAGCATGATTAAAGCAAACGAATTAAGAATTGGTAATATAATATTGGATGAAAAAGGTGATGTTGTGTGTGTAACAATAGATACTTTTTATTGGTTAGCTGAATGTGTAAGAAATGAAGAAGATTATAAACCAATACCACTAACAGAAGAATGGTTGGTTAAGCTTGGGTTTGAGAAACATGAATTTTCTAATTATGAATATTGTAAGGGTTTGTTTAACTTGGCGCATAGTAATAAATTAAATCCAACAGGTATGTTTTATGAAGCAGAAAGAGGAACGTATTTAAAACACGTCCACCAATTACAAAACCTTTACTTTGCTTTAACTGGAGAAGAACTAACAATAAAACAATAATATGACAATAATGTTTATGACGAAGTTCAAGGATGGGAGCTTCACGAATTTCGTTCCTAAGATACAAGCATCAATTAATGATGACACATTTACGATACTACCAAAGCATCACACTATCCGCCGATCTGGACGCGTAAAAAAGGGAATGAAGCTATCCATGAGAATATGGACCGGAGTCCCGTATAGAAGTGCGCAGGATGAATTTGCTAAAGGAGAGTGCACCGGAACACAAAAAATACATATCTGGCAGGATCATTTTGGAGGCAGACATGTTGTAATTGATGAAAAGATGCTAACAGATGATGAAATAGTGAAACTAGCTATAAATGACGGATTTGATAATATAAATCAATTTTTCAGCTGGTTCGGTTGGGAGTTTGAAGGAACAATTATTCACTGGGCAGGTATCATGTATTAAAAATTTCATATATTTGTAACATTATGCGAATTTCAGTTGAAGAAGCAAAAAGCAGATATGGAATTGAACATGTCTGGACCAGGTTAACTAATCTAGATTCTGTAGATTTATGCAGCGGCACCGAAAATGATCCGATAATGCAGGCAAAAATAGATTCTCCGGATTTAGCTATTGATAGAGATGGGAAAGAGCTGCCATATGACATCAATATCAGTTTTTTTGGCATTCATCTGGAGGAAGGAGAGAGTATTTACGAAATGAATCGATCTGAATTATATAAAAGACAATTAATACAAACACAAATGCTGGTATTTAAAAACTTTACCGGCTATCAAAAGTACAAAGATGACAATGCGATCATCGTATTTCAGCCAAATGAAGAATAAACCCGAATTAGTTAACAAAAAGAGCCTTAGAACTACATTAGCAAAAGCAATGGATGGCTTACCTATTCACGACGTAAAAGCGATCGAGGATGCGCGTGTGTATTTAACAATGACCGAAGATGGTTTTAACGCGTTGCCGGCGTTTTATGAAGATGGATCGGTAAGATTTTATGAAGTCGGAGGAATATTGCTTGGAAAAAGTGCTTTAAAAAGATTTATAGAAACAATCAAAAATAAATAATATGGATTATAGATCTAAATTATGCGAATTTATTGATGACTTGAATAGAATTGGTAATGATAGTATAATGTTTCCGTTTAAAACAAGAGGATGCTTTGAATTAAGTTTAGAAGATGGATTGCGAAATATTTCTGAAGGTATATCTAAAGACTTTTGTAGGGTAACATTAAGATATAAAGAGGGAAATGAATATCATTTGATATATACTAGGCTTGGAGTTGAATCGAATGATATTTTCAGCCTTGCATATTTCGATATATTAAGAAGTGGTATATTAGGGATTGATTCTGTTGGGCAAATGAAAGACAGTTTCGGGCATGATATGAATTTCCTAAACTTTGCGACACTATTAACTGAGGGATTACAAAAACTAAAAACAAAATAATATGGAAATCAAAAAGATTAAATTAGTAAACGGCGGATACAAGGGCCTTGAGGTGTCGTATTTAAAGCCAGAGATTAAGAATGGCAAAACATTCATCACAGAGATGATCGAAAAGAGAAAACATCCGATTCACATGGACCTGGAAAAGGTGTTTAAAGATCTTAGATATCATTTGATAGAGATTTTTGGCATTATCAGGGGTGATATGGAAAAGATGGATATTGATTATTTGATATCTGAATGTGATTTCACTGGTATTAAAATTGATGGTACCAGCTTTGAGTTATACGGAACAAAAAAATCGATAGGAAACAAAGACCTAGTTCTTAATACACAGTTGATCACTGAAGATGACGGATATCATCATTACGATACTGTTTGTAAGATGATCGAAACGATTATTGAAGAAACGCACCAGTATTTAGCTGGAACAAAAGTTGTGAGTAATGAAGAAGTTGCAATTCGTTTTATTACAAGCGGAAAAGACAAGTCTGAGGAAGCAACTAAGTACGACGCAATGTCAATGGAAGAAAAGAAAGAATACCACACAAAGGTATTAGAGAAATTGTTTGGTTCTGTTGTTCTTCATAACGAAGATATGAATATGGAAGATATTGAAGACACTGAGAATTTACTCGATATGAACGCGCCGATTGCGAAAGATGAAAACGCAATTGAATTTACGTTAGACGCTGACGAAATAGTAATTCCATTACCAGCAAAGTAATATGAGTCAAATACACACATTATATCCGAACACGGTTCGGTTAGATCCAGTTGCCCATAAGTATTACAATTCTTTTGGAGAGCAATATATGGGCTTTAGTCATTTCTTTAAGTTCATTCAGAAGCCATTTGATGCTCAAGCCATATCAAGGTTTGTTGCAAAAGCACAAGGGCAGCACCAGGATGAAGTATTAGGTAAATGGGATGGACAAAGAGATGCCGGAACAAGAATAGATGCGGCGCTTGAGTTATATGCTCAAACCGGACAGATACTTGAGTCAGATGCTGATATTTCCGACCTAATAAAGAACGTATTAACCGAATATAAGGATTATCATAAATGCTTTGAGCAGCTAGTTGTGTATGATGATGATTCAAGATTAGCTGGATCATTAGATAAATTATTTTTATTCTCAAATAGAAAAGATTCGGCATTTGGAATAAGCGATTTCAAAGCATTCGAGAAAGATGATCTGCATAAACACAGAGGATGGATGAATGCGCCGTTTGATTATTTACCAGACACGAAGTACACAAAGATCTCATTTCAATTAAGCTTTTACGCGCATTTTTTTGAGAAATTAACCGGCCGAAAATGCAAACAACTATTCATTCACTTAATCGATCCGGTAAATAAAACACATCAAAAAATACCGGTATTCTATTTAAAGAGAGAGGTAATGTTTGCAATTGAACATTGTAAAGAAATGATTTTAGCTGAATTAAATGTAGAGGAGGGATTCTAAAATGAGTGATGGGTATAAGATAATTTTGATTAGCTATGCTGTTGTAAATTTTTACTGGATTAAGGTTTATCACGAAATAGCGCCTTGTAATTATAAGAAAAAAGGAGATTTAATTTACGTTACATTATGAGTTACTTGTTTTATATAGATGAAAGAAACGAAGGAGTAGTTCTTCGTCCGGATTGTGCTAAGTTATGCCCAGAATTAGCTGTACTTGATGAGAAGGAATTATTATTGATTATATTCATATATGATTACCATAGTATATACAGACAGTTTCCAGAAGCAGAAAGAAAGCGAAAGGCAATGATCCATGTATATGGAGAAAATGTTTCTGATATTTTTGAGAAGCAAAAGATAAGAAATGCTATTGATGCATATAAGTCTTTGCAGTATGATCCGAAAATTGAACTTGCGGCAAACTACCAAAGAAAGATTGATAAGATGCTTTCAATGATGGATGATGATAATTCGCCAACATCATTAAAGAAAACATCCGAGGCAATTGATGTGTTCAGAAAATCAATACGAGAACTAGAGAATGAAGTTGCGGAATCAGTTGCTGCTAAAGGACAGATAAAAGGTGGGCAGGAACTAAGTTTTATTGAAGAATTAATGAAGAATCAAAAGTATTATAATTCAGTAATTGAAAAACGATGATTGATATTCAAGTTCCAAGAGCGCCATACATAAAAGGAAAAGGTTTTTTAGATAAACTAATTCCGATCGTTAGAAAAGGTATTCCAAGAGAGGCTGATAGCAGGCTTGATAAAAGGGTTATTGGAACATCTGTATGGCAAAGCTTTTGGGAGGAGGAGATATATAAGATAAAGAACGGAGTGATATGCCCAGGTATTGGATGGGTGCCAGGTAGATTTTATTACTACATGAATTATAAACAAATGGGAACTATTCGAGGTGTGATCACTCCGGATATGATAGATCTTCATTTGGAACTTGCGTACATAATTGAATTCTGTAAATCAAACAAGCATAATTTACTTTGTCCTAAAGGCCGTCGTAAAGGTATTTCTGAGGCGGCGCATACAATGATCATTGACTATGGGTGGAGATTTTCTTATGGATATAAAGGTGGTGTTGCTGCTGGAAATAAAACATATGTAGAAGACTTCATTGCTAAGTGGAGGTTTGGTGATAGTAATTTGCCGCCAGAGTTTAGCACAAAGAAATTAGTTGATAATGATGATGAGATTGTTGCAGGATATGCGATTAAGAATGAGTTTAATGCATTTGAAGACAAAGGAACATTTAATACTATTTATGCGCGTACAATGCATACAAATCCAAATATGTTTAAGGGTTTGTATTTGAATGATGTGATATCAGAAGAATTAGGTGAACATGAAAAGTGGTTTGAGTTTTTTACAGCAACTAAGGATTGCTTGATGAATGGATCTGTTCAAGAAGGAATGTTTACAGCATTTGGTACTGGAGGAAATATAAACAAGGGAAGTAAAGATTTTAAACGTATTTCAGAAGAAGCAGATAAGTTTAATTTTCTTGAGTTTGTTATACCGGCAACAAGATTTTATTATTACGGTGGCGCAACTGAGATAAACAGAAGGCTTCCATTAGAGTCTGAATTGTTTAAGAAACATAAGGCATATGAATTAATTGGAGTTGAAGATGTAGTTCTTGCTGAAAAGCACATATTAGCGCGCCGAGAAAAGCTATTGAAATCTGGTAACCTAAAAGAATATAATGAAGACCTACAGAATAATCCATTAAACAAAGCAGAGATATTTAAGAAGTCAGTAGTGAACAACTTCGACGTAAATAAATTAAATGATCAGCGTCATAAAATAGGATCTCTTTCACATAAAAAATATAGTAAGTACAAATTTGAGTGGATAAAGGATTCGAGAGGAATGATTAAAATTCCACTTGAAGTTAAATGTGTTCCTGCTAAAAATACAGATGAAGAATCAGAATGTATTTTGATAATAGATACCGAACATCCAAGAAAGAATTACAGAAACTTATATGTAGCCGGAGTCGATAGTTATGACCAAGACACATCAAAAACATCAAAGTCTTTGGGTGCCATGTGTGTAATGATTAGAGAAAACTCATTAGCTACAGCGTTAAAGAAAGTTCCGGTTGCAGTAATAAGAACACGTCCGGCTAGAAAGGAAAAGTTTTATGAAATGTGCCTGCAGCTTGCTATATATTATAAGTTAAATTCAAGTGTATTAGTGGACGTGGCAAAACCAGGTATTATACAATACTTCAAAGATAAAGGATGTGATCGTTATTTAGCCCAGAGACCGGCTAAGTTTGAAAGCGCTAATAGCGAGCAGGGACATGACTATGGTGTTTCGCTTAACATATATAGTAGGCCAATGATGGTTTCGCTTATGCAAACAAATATTTACGACTACTATGAGAATATATGGTTTCCGGATCTTATTGATGAATTAGGTGATTATGATGAGGTAACGGTTAATTCCGATAATGACTTGGCAGATGCATATGGAATTGCTTTAATGCAGGACGTAAGCGCGGATGTTAAGCCTAAAAACCTAACAGATAGTGTAGGAAGTAAGCGTTTTGATTTGCCGTTTGCTCCAATGGATGGTAATTCTGCAGTTGTTGACAGATCAAAGTTGAAAACTGATGAAGAAGATCATTTGTTATTTGGTAAATAAGAATTATGTTTGTCTCCGTTCTTTGATGGTTTCTACTTATTCTAAGCATATACCCACCTTAAAAAAGTGGGTATTTGTGTTTTTGATAACTTGTGTGAAATGTTAATTAAATATTATTTATATTTGACTCAAATTATATTTTCGATAAATGCAGTGGCCCAGACAAGATATTCCAAATATAGAAAAAAATGATAGCTGGTATAAGAAACATTTAGATTATGCCCAGTCATTATTAACTTCTCAAAACGCAAATACATCAAGAATGTCAAGGCTTTACGACTCTTATAACGGAGTTAAGCCGCCACAAAGTGTTAGCTGGTTAGTTAATACATATGGTAAAGAAAATAGAGCCAAGTATGTTGCATATCGATTAGGAAGAACAAAGATCAATTTACTATATGGTGAGTGGTTGAAAAGACCGCTATCAGCAACTGTTGAGACAATTAACTCAAGTGCTGTTTCTGATAAAATGAGACAAGTTAACTTCATGAAGGGGGCAATGATTGCTAAACCGGAACTTGAAGATATTAAGGATACGGTTGGAGTTGATGTAATGGGTGGAGTACAAATTCCAGAGAATGAAGAAGATCCGATATGGCAAAAAATGTCATTTAAGGATAAGTCCGAAGATATAATGCAAATCATTATAGATGAGCAAGTTAAGGAGTTAAAGTTAAAGAAAAAAATATCTCAGATGTTCCTGGATATATTGATCACATCTATGTGTTATGCAAAGGTGGAAATTGATGAAGAAGGGGATGTGCAAGTTCATAGAATAGATCCTAGAGATGCTATTTATGAATATATTGAAGGAGATGATTATCTGGAGGAAAGTCCGGTAAAAGGATGCAGACAAAGTGTTTCAATTCATGAAATATTACGCCGATACCGATTAACAAAAGAACAAAGAGAGGTGTTAGAATCAGCCAGAGCAAATCCGGATTCATATATTGGATCAGCTGGATTAGCGAAAGGATATATGTCTATGGAAAAAGGCCAGTTATTTTGTGATGTAATTCACATTGAATGGCTTGGTTGTTCTGCAGAATATTATAAGATATCTCCAAAAACAAAATCTCAATTAGAATTAGATCCAACAGAAGAGAACATTGTCATTGAAATGAGTTCTGATTATTATGAGAAGAACGTTGATATGCATAACAAAAATGTTGCTGCTGGCAAGTATCAAGTTGAAATTAAATACAAAGAAGATCTTTACGAGGCAACAAGAATAGGTGGGTTGATCGATGTAAACATGAGAAGAAAACCATTTCAAAAAAGAAGTGTTGACGCTCCAGCTTACATCCTAGATAGTTCATATCATGGATTTATTTTCGGAACGGTTGATGGTGTAAGAATTTCATTACAGCAAGAGGTTGAAAATTTTGATAACATGTTTGATATTTGCATGTATCAAATTTTAAAAGAATTATCACGCGCTAAAGGTAAGGTATTAACTTATGACAGAGCCGGACTATCAGAGGGACAAGATTTAAAAGATGTTATTTATCGAGTAGAGAATGATCAGTTTTTAGATTATAACTCTGCTGCTGAAGGAAATTTCTCTGGAAGAAACTTAGATCCTTCAAGTATGTTTAAAGAACTTGATTTAGGATTAAGTCAATCATTTCAGTACTTGCTTAACATGAAGCAGGATATCATTAATAACTTAAATCAGATTACCGGTATTAATGAGAATAGAGAAGGAAATATTTCCGCTAGTTCAACTGCTACAAACGCACAAGCAAATATTCAAAACTCAAGAACCATTACTGAGCCGATGTTTTTTGGGATGAATGAGTTCGTTCAAATATTAATGAAGAGTATTGTAAATTACTCATCGATATCATTAGCATTTTACAAGCTTGAAAAAGGCGAACAGATATTAGGTTCGGAAAGACATAAGTTCCTGCAGGTAACAAAAGAAATTGGATATAATGACTATGGTGTTCATATTGAAGACGGAAGTCGATATATGGAAATCAGACAGCGCATGAATCAATTGGCTGAGTTTAGTTTAAATGCAAAAGAGATACGTCCAATGGATGTTCTTAAATTGCAATTAGCTGAAACAACGGCTCAAATGAAAACTGTATTAACTCAGTCATGGGCAGAGATGCAAAAAGTAGTTCAAGATAGCCAGGATAGACAAAACCAAGTTCAGCAACAGATAATAGAGTCTCAAAATCAAAATAAAATCCAATTACAGAAGGATGCCATTGAAGATGCTCAAGCAAATGAGAAAGATAATATTATATTAGGCGGTAAGGTTCAAATGGAAATTGATAATAACCAAGCAAAAAATAAAATGTTTGAAAATCAAACAAAAGATCAAAATAACTTATTAAACAACATACAATGAAGCCAATCTTAAATTTAAAAAAACTAGCATTAGATAAAGATAAATTTATTGCTTTAGAGCAGTGGATAAATGCTGTAACAACATACCAAACTCCATTCGCGTTAACTGATCAAGCAACTATAAACTGGAATGTTTCGAGTGCATATAATACAGAAGTTACATTAGCATCAAGCAGAGAACGCGACGGCTGGTGAATTTTCTTTATGTGGTATTATTGGCGGCGGCGGATTAATCGGAGCGTCTGTTAAGACTTATGGCGCAATTGGAATAGGAAGTGGCTATGTAGATCATGATAAAATGAGAACAAGGATAGAGGCGTATTTTACAGTAATGGGAATATCGTTTTAACATGTTAATAACATTTTAACAAAATCAATATTATTTATAATGATTCTAAATAAGAAGTTGTAGATTTGTGTAAATAATTAATAACATGCCAGAAGAAGTAAACGACGCAGGTCAGCAACGAGATGTTGCTTCAGCTAATTTTGAGGCTTTAGAGTCAGATGTAATGTTTTCGAATAATGTAATTGAGAAAAATCCAATTACAGAAGAAAAGAAAGAAGAAGTTACAGAAAACGTAAATACCGAAACAAAAGAAGAGCCAGCTACAGAAACAAAAGAAGAAGTAGTTGAGGGTGAAGATCCGGAAAATAAAAAAGAAGAAGATCCAGAGAATAAGGAAGAAGTAACCGAACTGATCGAATTTAAAGCAGAGGATATTCCTGGATTTGAAAAAGAACCGGAAGACGGAACTTGGATAGCTGTAGCTAAAGCAAAAGGTCTTGATATTACAGAAGACAGTTTTGAGGCTTATAGTGAGGCATTCGACGCTAAATTAAAAGCGGTTGAAGAATCAGCAAAATCAATAACACTAGATACAATTTTATCATCGGTTAAGCCAGAAACAGCTGCCATTATTAAATTAATGGAAATGGGAGTTTCTGAAGAGTCAATTTTGGCTCCAACGGCTAACATAGATAATTTTTTGTCAATGGAAGATGCTCAGTTAATTAGAGAAGATCTTAAACTACAAGGCTGGGATGATGATCGAATTGATACCGAGTTAGAAATTCAAGCTGAAAAAGGGTGGTTAAAGCATAATGCAGATACCATCCGTTTAGCATTGAATACAAGTAAAAAGGAAATTATTGAGCAGCGAGAGGCTATACTCAATCAATATACACAAAACAAAGAGAAGGCGGTTTTAGAGCAAAGGCAAAAAGAGGTCGTTCAGTTTAAAGAGGCGTTGAACACAGTTTCAAGCTTTATGAATGTCAATATTAGCGCTGAAGCAAAGGAAGCAATTATTGCAAAGTTTAATCGAGGAGATTATGATCAGCAATTAAATGATCCTAAAAGTAAAGTCGAATTAATTTTGTTTAAAGACTTAGGACAGAAAGCGTTAAAGCATATTGAAAACACAGCTTTTCAAAAAGGACGCGAAGATAAAACTAAGGCTTTGCTAAATATACCTCCCGTAAAAGGGAATGTTGCGAAAGCAGCAAAAGACAATAACCAAATACAAAGTCCATTTGAAGCATTTAATGATTTTAAGTAAGAAATTAAAAAATTAAATAACTCTCAAAAAACTAAAAAAAAATGAGCAATCCTGGAAAAATTTCCATCAATACCGGTACATTTACTGAAGATACATGTACTGTTGATTATGACTTGGTAAAAAACCAAGCAAAATTCCCTGCTATCCGTAACATGTTAGAGTTCGCTAACAGACGTTCATTAGCTACAATGTTAGTATCTGGTGTAGTTACTCCTTATGGTGTAAACAACACTGAGAAAACTAAAATCCCTTCTGTTGATACAAAAGGTAAAGGTATTGGCGACAATGCATATCGTTTCGACGTTCAAGGACGTATCGAAAAAGCTTCTGAGATCATTAAACAAGTTGGCGCTACTCAAGCAGATGGTACTTTCCAATTGTTAATGAAAGACAAGCATTTAGTACCGGGTATGGTAGCTATTTTTAATGGTCAACGTTTCCAAGCTCGTGTAATGGGATATCCTACTGGATCTAGCGCTGCTGGTTTCTTGTACACATTCCAATCACCAGATGGTACTTTATTCGTTTGGGCTACTCATGTTGCTGGTCAATCTGGAACTAAAACTTGTATGGGTGCATACACTTCGTATTCTGAGAGATCATCACGTGGTTTTGGTCGTAGCAAATTCCCAGATCGTTTCATTAACCACATGACAATTCAGCGTAAAACTGCAGGTATTACCGGTGGTGCTGCTTCGAATGTATTGTGGTATTCATATACAAACGACTCTGGTGCAACTTCAAAAGGTTGGATGTTCCAAGAATTACAACAAGCTCAAGCTCAATTCGTAATGGAAAACGAACGTAACAAGTGGTTTGGATTATCTACAATGAAAAACGCAGATGGTTCTTTACGCACAAACTCACGTTTGATCGATAACGAAACTGGCCTAGAGATCATCCAAGGTGACGGATGGGAAGAACAAGTTGCTGGTGGTAACGTAGCTTATGGCTCTGGTGCTAATGGTAACTGGACACTTCAAGATATCACTGACTTGATGATGACTTTAGAGAAAAACTCTGATAAAATCAATGGTCTTTCATGGGTAGGTGTTACTGGTACTTCTGGTTATGCTTTAGTTCAATCTATCGCTGCTACTTTAGCTGGAAACCAAAACACTACAATCATGAATCAAGTGACTCAAAATGGTCAACCTGGTGGTGCAATTGTTGAAACCGGTTATAACTTCCAAAAGTTAAACATCAATGGTAACAGCATCATGTTTGTTAAGCATCCATTATTTGATGACAACTTAATGTTCACTGAATTAGATTCAGATGGTCAACCATTAATGTCTTCAACTTTATTCGTAATGAATACTGGTGCTGGTTCAAACATGAACATGGAGATCTTGCACAAAGAAGCAAACGGCATCAACCGTGCTGAAGTAACTGCAAAAATAAACGGATTAACTGGTTCATCTGAGATGACTTTATCTGAAGAAGATGCAATGAAATATGCTATGTTAAAAGAAGACTTGTTCTGTATTTATAACACTCAAGAGTGTGGTATCTTACGCAAAAACTCTTAATTAGCAGAGTAAATAAGTAATCAAAGAAAGCCCCTTTAATTAGGGGCTTTTTTAAATAAATAAACAAATAAGAAAAATGGAAAACAACCACCTAAGTTCGAGAGAAAATTCTAGCGCGAGAGGCGCTAAAGAGGACGAACAGCCTTACTACATATTCACAAAGGATGGATATGGAAATGAAGTAAAACACCTAAACTTCAAGAACAAAGAAGTTTGTAAAAGAGAAGGTATTATTGAACTGATACCATTAAGAACAAGTTCACGTCACCAAAACAACGTATCATTCAGAAGTATTTGGGATCGTAAAAACCAAGCAATTATTGGTATTCCAATGCATATTGATATGCAAACGAAACAATGGGTGTATCAAAAAATTTCACTAGTTGATTCTGAAACACTTGATTTGTCAATTGAGCAGGATGCAATGAAGTGGGCGGTGATCAAGCATAGTCACTTCTTAAAAGGATCTCCAAACTTAAAGGATAAACCAATCTATGAGGTTAGAGATAAGCAAAGAATGGCTGAGATCACATTGCAAAAACGCGCTATTAAGCGTAAAGCAGAAACAATTGCCGAAGGTTTATTTGGAGAGCAATTGATTGACATGGCAAGAAACATTGGTATTGCTCCAGAGCAAAACTCAGTGGCTACATTGCAAGTTGCAGTTATTGAATTTGCAGAGAAAAATCCGGATAAATTCATGGATATGTGGGATTCACCATTACGCGTAGAAATGACCGTGCTTAAAAAAGCATTAGCATTAGGCGTAGTTGAGCATGATACACATGGCGGTATTATGTACCGATCTATTTCTTTAGGGTTGAACGAGCCGCAAGCTGCCCAATATTTAAAGGAAAATCCAAATCAGTTAAATGCAATCGAATCATTAAATCAATTACAAGAAGATGCCACGGTTAAGGCTATGGCTAAAGAAGGTAAGCAAGATTTAATCGAGGACGAAAAGGATGCTGAATTAAAGAAAGCATTGGAAGAAATAGAGAAACTTAAAGAGGCTAACAAAAAATTAGCAAAACAAAAACTTGAAGAGACTCTTAATGAAGATGTGAAAAAATCAGTTAAAGATCCAGAGCATTTAGCATTACTTGAAAAAGCAAAGCAGTACAAAATAAAAGGATATGCCCTCATGAAGAAACCGGCACTTGAAAAGGCTGTAAATGAAGCAGAGGGAATAGCTAATAACTAATAAAAAGAAGGGAATGTAAAAGTTCCCTTTTTTGTTTATATTTGTTTAAAACTTAACAAAATGACTAATGCTTTTGAATTAAAAGAACTTATTGATTTATACCTAGATGTAACGAGAAATGCTAGGTACCCTTATAGTTCATATAATAAAGCTGTACAAGAAGCTACTGAAAAATATCTTGATCAGATGTTTGGAGATCTCAATAGCAGGAATATTTATGGATTCCAGAGATTACAGCAAATCAGAGATAATTTATTCACGTTAATAAAAACATCAAATCCTACAATCACAACATCTTCAACTATTACAAATAGATTCGGAGATACGTTTACTATAAACCATTTTAATAATCCAACTGATTTCAGAGAATTAGCATGCGTACAAACACTACTTGGTGGATTTACTGACTATGCAAAACCAACTGATTATAACTCAATTGGGCCATTGTTAAATGATTCATTTGCAAAGCCATCAAATACTTTGATGTATTATAATGATGATGCTACTGGATATAAGATCTATAGAGGCGGTACCGGAACACTTACATCAGTAACATTGACATATGTTAAGGAGCCGAATCAATTTTCATTAGGAAATGAATCACTTCAGATTAATGCCGGAGTAGGCGTATTGACCATTGGATTGTCTTATATTGCAATAGAAACTAGTGTTCAAAATGGTGTTACATATTTACCAGGTACTCAGTTTACAGCTGCGGTTACAACTACATTAGCTAGTGGACAAGTAATATTAGCATCAAATACAACTCCATGTGAATTGCCGGAGAAGGTACAGAATGATGTTGCTAAAATAACTGCAGAGATCATGAGTGGAGTAGTTTCTGATTACAATCGATCGGCATTTGTTAACAAAGAGGCGCAAGGCGGTTAGTAAGTAATTTAAAATCAGTCTAAATAAGCAATTATATTTACCGAATATAAATCAATTAAAAACAAATAAAAAATGAGAGCAAACAAAGAATCAGTTCTGTTAGCTACGTCAGCAAATACAGACGTACAGAACAGTGGTGGAAATGTGACCATCACAGGTTTAAAGCCAGTAAACAAAAAGAACATTACAAGTGTTAAGCAAGTAAAGTACAAAGATGAGGTTAAACAAGTTTACACAATCGGTGCTGCAGTAGCTGCTCCAGTTGCAAGTACTACTTACTCAGTTGCTGTATGGGATCCAAATCGTAAAGTTGGTGGTTATAGCGAGAGTATTAAAAAATACTCATATGTTACTCCATCTGACTTAACTACAATTGGTGCTACTGCTGCTTTACAGCGCGAATATATCAATACAAAAATCGTTAATGCTATCAATGCAGATGCTAGTAACCATGCTGTTGCTGCTTCTTTATTGTTAGGTACCGGTTTCACAATTACTGATGATGGTGGATATTATCCAATCAAATCTCAGACAATGACAAACGTATTAGGTGCTAATACGGTTAAAGTATTATCTGGTTATGGTACTGATATTTCATTAACAACTGCAGCTGTTTATTCAACTGGTGTTGGCGCGATTTTAGCTTCTATGGCTCCGATAGTAGATGCTACAACTGGTAACTTGATTTCTGGTAGCATTGATGATGCTCCAAAAACAACTGCAGGTGCTGCAGCTACAACTAGTCAAAAATATGATGCGTTTGTTATCACTTCATTAACTGAAGTTGTTGCATTTAATGTAACTGGTCAAATTGCATATGCTCCTAGAACTCAATCTATCTGGGTTGACAATGGCGCAGGTACTTCAACAAGTAACCTTGCTGGATTCTTAACTTTTGAAAAAGAAATGCATAAGTTAATTGCTTATGTTTACAAAGCAGACAATAACGCTGTTGTTGAATTCTTCGATCAAAACTTTATTTTACAAGGTCCATTAGGTGCTGTTCCAGCAACTACTACTTCTGTAGTTAATAAGTTTTTAACACCATATGGTATGTTACAACATACTAATATCGGTACACAAACTATTGTAGGACCAACTCAAGGCTCAACTGGTTTGTTGATCGACCAAGACGTTGCTACTGGTGATGGTGCTGAGTACTATCCATGTGTTGCTACTCCAAATAGTCAACAATTCGTTGTTGGTAAGTCTGAAGCATTATTAGTTGTTAACTATACTGCTACGGCTGTAACTGGTGCTAACACCGTGTTTGGTTTCCGTAAAAAAGAAGCTTTCCAATTAGACTACAATGATTATAATGATCTTGCAGGTATTGGATTTACAAACACAAGTGGTAAGTTCTCAACAAAAGGTATCTTAGGTAATGCAGCGACTGTTGTTACTACTTCTAGTACTACTGGAGCAGCTAATAGCGTTCGTAGCCAGTATATCGTTAAAATCGATATCAGTGGTAACGTTACTTGTTATGCTGATGGTGTTTCTTATCCAATTTACTCAGCTGGTACTACTCCGTTAGTATTCCCTGCAGGAACAGTTTTAATTCCATTCGTATTAACAACTCAGATTACTGGTACAGCATCTGTTGGTGTTATCGATGAAATGTTAGCTGTTGCATCTTTGGATGTTATTGCATAATAAATTGTTAAAAACATAATAAAAAGACCGGTAGAAATATCGGTTTTTTTTTTTACATTTATCGAAATAATAAAGGCAATGAAAAAAATACTTTTACTAAGCTTACTTTTTTTAAGTTTAAGCGGATATAGCCAGATGGCTACTAGCGGAAATCAACAAACTGAAATTGCAGTTTTGAGAAATTTACTTGCTCAACTCCAGGCAGGAACAACAAGCACTGCGTCTATTATGTCTGGAACATTTCAATTGTCTTGTACTACAACTTCAGCTACAAGTACCGGAAGTATTACATCTGGAGCAAGAGCTATTTTACTTGAAACAAGTTCTGATTTTAGTGGAATCATTGATGGTAATAGATTTTTAGGTAATGGATTTATGTCTATGCCTTTAGGCGGTGGAGCAGTTTATCCAGCTGTTACATATACAATAAATGCCGGTACTTTATATATTAAAAAATGGAATTAATGAAAAGGATATTTTTAATTTGTTTTGTTTTAATCTCTGTATTAAGCAAATCGCAAAACGGACATTATAATGGATGGGGCTTAACCGGCAACACACTAGGCAATAATACATCTTATATAGGTAGTAATGATAATAGAAGTTTGTTATTTAAAACGAACAATACTATAGTTGGTAAATTTGATACTCTAAGCGTTTTACACCTTGGTAATACAGTAACCACAAACACTTCTGGATTAATAACTTTAAGGGTAAAAAAGGGTAATTCATTTATTGATTTTGGTGAAAGATTAAATTTAGCTCCGGCTATTTGGTTTTTTAACACAAACAGTTCTAATAATAACACTTCTACCAATTGGGCTATAAGTGGGGGGACTGTTTCGACTGTAATAAATGCACCATTAACAAGCATTGATTTAAGGGTACAGGCGGCGAATATTATGGTTATAAGAGGCACCGCAACCGCGGGAGCAATTGTACCATACGATTTAACGGGACCTGTAACCACAAGCCAAACGGCTTCAACGGAAATTCCTGTTTTGAAAATAACGCCAGGCGGCCGCCAATGGTTAAGCGGAAATACAGCGACACAAAGGCAGTATTATTTTAGAGCAGAGGCATTAACCGCAACCGCTACAAGCAGTATAACAAATGTATATGGAATATATGCTGAACCACCAACCGCAAGCACTAACATGATTTTTGGCAATTCGTGGGGGTTAGGAACTAATTCAAATGCACATATAACGGGTAGTATTGTAGTTGGCAGTTCCGCGCATACACCAAGCGCAACATTAGACGTTGCAGGCACAATGAGTGTAAGCAGTACGGCAACCGTTGCTAGTTTAAAATCATACGGTTCAGCAGCGACAAGTACATTAACTTCACTTATATTAGAAAATGGAAATACTAGCGGTTACGGGTCTTCAATTTACTTTAGGGGTACATTTGGAAGTACTTATGATTATGCAGCTTTACAAAGCGAAAACAGCGGAAACGGTGGATTACTAAGACTTCAAACTGCGGACGTTAGCAAAGTTTTACAAACACGGGTTGCAATCAATAGCGCTGGTAACGTAGGTATAAATAAAACAGCCCCGGCGGCAACTGCAACATTAGACGTTGCAGGCACAATGAGTGTAAGCAGTACGGCGACGATCACGGGCGGTTTATCTTTAAATAATGCGACAACCTCAGTTAACGGCTCAACTTCCGGTACAGCGGTTTACTCACAACCTTTTAATGGTAGTTCATATAAAAAAGTCATTGTTTATTTAAGTGCTTTATTAGGTACTGCATCATATAATTTCCCGACTGCTTTTACACAAACACCTGCTATCGTAACAACAAATGGACCGGCCGCAGGAGTTGTCACCGCGTTAAGTACAACGGCAATAACTTGCACCGGTGCCACAACTACTGGTTTTATAATTTTAGAAGGATATTAACCTATGACACTAACTGAAAACGAGCAAAGATTTTTTTTATGGGTTGCAATAGGATTTGCTTCTCTGATTGTTTGGTTATTAAAACAATTTGTTGGCTATGTGAAATCTATTGCTGTTTCTGTTCAAAAAATGGAAAAGGATTTAGGTGTTTTAACTAATGATCATACGAACTTGAAGACTGAAGTTAAGTATATAAAAGAACGCTTAAGTAAAGCAAGAATATGAGTCCAATAGAAATCGCTCTTAAAGAGGTAGGAACAAAAGAGAGTCCACCAGAGTCAAACAATGTGAAGTATAACACATGGATTTATGGCGCTGCTGTATCTGATACAAAGTTGAGTAAATATCCTTGGTGTGGTGCTTTTGTTAGTTGGTGTTATGATCAAGCGGGATTAAATTTAGGTCGTATTGATATTTTAAAAGGTTTTGTTGGTTGTAATACTGCTGTAAAGAACGTATCGAAATGGGGTAAGATAGTAACTATTCCACAAGCGAATGATATTTGTTTTTTTGATTGGCAAGGTGATGGACATTTCGATCATACTGGAATATTTAAAAGGGATGTTGGAAACGGAATTTTTGAAACTGTTGAAGGTAATACAAGTAATTCAAACGACTCAAATGGCGGGGAGGTAATGATACGTCAAAGAAAATATAAGAACACCGTATTTATTAGACCAAACGTAAAATAATAAAACTATGAATTATACAAATGTAGTACTATTTGGATTAGGAATGCTAGGCGTTCTTCTTCATAATTTAATCGAATTAAATAAATTAAATCGAGCGCATGCAGGTAACATCAAAATTATGGAATATTTAAAGATAGAAAGATTTACTATCTTTATTTCAATAATTGTTGTAGGAGTTGCATTGCTTATTAAGCAGGAAATAACTCAGCTTGAGGCTGTTGGTAAGTGGTTAGGAGTAGCGTTTGTTGCCATAGGATATATGGGACAATCTCTATTAATTTTCACAATGGGTAAAGCAAATAAAGTAATTTCAGCAAATGAGAACAATACAGATAATAATCCTAATACTCCTTCTTAGTAGTTGTAATTCTGAGAAACGATTAGCCAAAAGATGCGCTAAGTGCCAGTCTTCAACTGAAGTAATGACGAAAGAGGTTATAAAAATAACTCCGTTCGATACTACTTTGTTCATATCTCAGATGGGTAAAGACATCCTTTTTCCAGATGCCGAGAATGGTAATTGTTGTGAAATGGTTGATAGCTTAAATGCTATGATGGCTAGAGGAAACGGAACTATTTCAGCTAATAACGGCGGTATAAAATCATCTGTTTTTAAGCAAAACAAGAAGATTGTATTCAGATGCGAAGCTGATAGTTTAAAGAAGGTGATCGAAGGATTAAGAACTGAAATAACCACAAGTACCAGTAAAACGATAACAAAAACGATAGAATTGCCATGCAGCAAAGAGCATAAAGACTGGTTAGACAAATATGACCGGCCGTGGTTTTTCATCTCATTAGGAGCATTTCTTTTATTTATAGGATTGAAATTGTTCAAAATGAGAGCGACTTTGTTAAAACTCTTTACAACAAACCCCTTCAAATAGGGGTTTTTTTATTTATATTTACATTCAAATGGATATTACACAAAAAACCATATCAGATGATATTTATAGTCTATTGAATAAGTTCAAAAGAACTGATGAGAATAGAGTTCCGGAGCCGTGGATGTATCATAAAATAAACCAGGTAAGAGCTGATTTAATGGTTAGGCAATATCGAGAAACTGATATAATCGATCAGTCATGGTATTCTGATTTAGGATTGGTTGACTTTCATGAAGTTAATATTGCAGACGATGTTAATGCGGCATATTGTGATTGTCCAATATCAAAGGCATATGTTCCGCAAGTAATTACGTTACCAACAAAAAGCATTAACCAGGACCTTGGATTTCAAATGATCATGTCCGCATGCGCTAAAAAAACTAGATATTATAATCGTTCAATTAGCCAGTGGAACTACATACCAAAGGAGCATACATATTCTTTATTCAGATTTTATTCGCGTATAAATACAGCAATGTATGTTAATGCGAAAGTTGATCAGTTAAGGATCGTAGCATTGCTTGCTAATCCAGAGCAAGGATTTTATACAAAAAGTTTACCGATTGCAAGCGGAAGTATTGTTAGCGGAACTTCATATATTGTAGTTGGTGATCAAATAATTTATAATGCTGTTATTTATAATGACGGAGATACATTTACCGGTACAGCAACAACTATATTTGCAGGATCTGGTAAGGTATATTTAGAGTCTCAAAAAACAGCATATATTGAAACATATCCATATCCAGTTTCTGCAGAGATGGCGAGACAAATTGTGATTGAGATATGTACAAAGGAATTCGGAATTGAGAAGGGCCAGATAGCTGATGATACAAATGACAGCGAAGACGACACACAAAAGAGCGAAAAGTAAATTCAAGATGTCTGATATCCGGCGCAGAGCAAAAAAAATGATGCGCAAGAGATATAAGAAAAGAATTGAATTGAGTAAGGTAGATGAGGTATGGAAAGATTGGGTTGAAATAATGATAGTAGAGCCATTGCTTAAAGGCCACAAAGTGAACATCGATAAGCATTGCACTCTGGAGATTGTTGGAAGTAGAGTGATAGATAATAAAAAGGTTTTTAACCTGCTATCAAATGGAATAATGGTGCAAGGCAGAATGGTGAAGAAGGCGATAAAGTTAAACCAAACAAGAAAGGGATTAACGTATCGAATAGAGATGATCGATAATAATTTTAAAGAAGGAAAGTTATTATTTACAGCGGCCCCATATATAAAGAAAAGAGTGAATGAATCACTGAAGAATACGAATACTTATTATAGAATTGAACAATGAGCATAAATAGATTAATAAGCATAAAAAACGCCATAGTGAACGCTATGGAAGATTGTGGTTTAGATCACGATAAAGATATTCCAGTGCTTACAAGATGGGCTATTGAGGCTGAAAAGGCTATCTCTAGCAATATTGCTTTTACAAGAAAGCATGCTGTTTTAGATATTAATCATTGTATTGCTTGTTTACCGGATGATGCTGCTTATTTAGAGGCTGCAATACTTGGCGACTTAGGTTGTGATTGTGGAGATATATTCGCTAAGGTATGTTCGAATTATATTGGAAACAGAACTACATTAGCCACAAGCGCCGATGCAAATTCTTTTTTAATTGTTGATATGGGCCAAGGAACATCAATTGGATTAACTTCAGTTGATCACCAGGTTCAAGACAATAAAATAGTTTTGGCAAGAGATCTTGATGGACAAAAATTAACTATTCAATATAAAGCATATGATGTTGATTGTGAAGGGTTTTTAAATGTAAGTGAGAATCATATTAAAGCTATTGGATATTATTGCTGCTGGAAATTCTTCTTGAGAAAGAAACGTCCTGCAGGAGAGGATTATTATAAAATAAAAGAATTTAAAACTGAATGGAACAGAGAATGTGCAAACGCGAGAGCGAAAGATGCAGTTCTTAGCGCTTCAGACAGAGCAAAAATTGTAGCAATGCATCATGATCCTTACATTGGATATAGTTTAAATGTAGGAATGAGAACAACTTTAGGTAATTATTACTGGTAATGGGAGAACACATTAACACCTTTGGAAAAGGCATGAGTAAGGATTATAATATCCTTTTTCAGCCGGACGGAACTTATAGACACATGGTTAACTGCGATCTTATTTCACAAGACGGAAATAACTATTCTATTAAAGATTGCCATGGTAATGTGTTAACTTTTACCATAAATCAACGATATGGCCATTACACATACACAAAAGATTTGGCCCCATCTCCAATTGCATTTATATCATTTCCAGATCAATTAATTGTTTTATCAACAAATGCAGAGTCAACCGATATTAATGGTAATACCATCGGCGGATATGGCGAAATAGGAAAAATTAATTATCAACCATATGGACAAGGAATTGCTCCAGTAGTTGTAACTGGCAACAATAACGCTGGTTATGTTCCATTATATCATCATCCGGATTTAAACTTTTCTAAACTACAAAGAATAGAAGGTTTCGCATTCGAGGAAAGCGGAGAGATAAAAAGAATATACTGGACTGATAATTTTAATGAGCCTAGAGCATTTAATGTTGGTAATCCAATTTTCACTACATATATCGATATCACTACTGGATTTGTAGATGGCAAAACATACATGGTAGTTGAGGGTATCATTAAAGATACTGCATTCGCTGGAAAATGGTATGGACCTACAATTGGTACAAGTGCTGGATTCCAAACAAATATATTTACATATAATAGCGCTACGATGGGGCCATTTACAGACTCATTAACGCCTAATCCTATTGCTAAAGTAATTGAATATTATCCATTAGAGCTTCTTGATTTTATACCAAGTAGATCATTAGCAACAATGAAATATTTAAAGTATGGAACTGGAAATGTACTATGTGGAGAGAAGGTTTATTTTCATAGATTATACTCATCTTCATCTAATGTAACAACAAGTTGGTCATATGGATCTGCTCCGGTACATGTAGGAACTGACAATAGTATTCCTTCAGTTCCATCTAATTTTTATTTTGATTTCACCGGCGGAGGAAACTCAACAACTACTTTAAATAGTGGAAAGTCGGTGTTTATTACTATTGATGGAATTGATCAAAACTTTGACAGAATACAAGTTGCATGCGCTGAGTATGATCAGATAACAGATGTTCCAAGGCAGATTACAATTATATCTGATGACTTGATATCTGGTACATCAATGGATATTGAACATACCGGAAATAATAATCTTGGTGAATTAACTTTAAGTGATATCACATCGTTTCCTGCAAGTATAAAGACGGTTAAATCTTTAACTACAAATAAGAATTATATACTTGCTGGAAATATTACTGAAAGAGAAGAATTTGATTACGATACATCCGGAATAACAGCAACTGAAATTGAACA